AGATATATAACCCAATAGCAACAGCTTCTTTAACTTTAAATTGTACATTCCCATCATCTTCTTATGAGGGAAGTCAAGTAGTAGGAACACAATATTCAAGTAAAGGATATTTAGGATGGAAATTTGATGATAAAGAACAAGACAATGAAAACTGGGTAAGACCTTTACCTACAGTATTAGAAGTTAATTGCACAGGAGATTTTAATGTCGAAAAATACAACGCACATGCAAGTTTATATCCAAAATGGACAGGTTCATTAAGTGCTTCTATAACATCAGATGGTATTAATGGTCCAACAGGCAATGAACTTAAATTTACAGTTCCATTCCAAGGAGGAGAAGATGGAATTAGACCTGATATACCTAAATTTGTAGGAAATGAAACAACATTAGCAACAGCTTATACATTAGGAGACAATTTATATGGTTTTGATATGAATACAACTAGTGCTGCAGGATATACAGGATATAAGAAAGCATTAGACATACTATCAAATCAAGATGAATACGATATTAATATGATAGCTGTACCAGGTATTATACATTCTATTCACCCTTTAATCACTAATTATACTATTGATTTATGTGAAGACAGAGGAGATTGTTTCTTTGTAATGGATTTATCTAGAGTAGATGCAACAGTAAACACAGCAGTATCAAATGCAGATGGTTTAGACACCAATTATGCTGCAGTGTACTATCCATGGGTTAAAGTACTTGATTCTTCCACTAATAGACCAATATTAGTACCACCTTCAGTAATAGTTCCAGGAGCTATAGCTCAATCTGATGAAATTGGAGCTGAGTGGTTTGCACCAGCAGGTTTAAATAGGGGTATATTAGGAACTGTAATTGAAGCTAGAATAAGATTAAATCAAGCTGAAAGAGATTCTTTATATAATGCTAAAATTAATCCAATAGCTACATTCCCAGGAATAGGAAATCCATGTATTTGGGGTCAGAAAACATTACAATCAAGATCTACAGCATTAGATAGAATTAATGTTAGAAGATTATTAATTGCTCTTAAGAAATTTATTGCAAGTTCTTCTAAATACTTAGTATTTGAACAAAATACAACAGCAACTAGAAATAGATTCTTAAATATAGTTAATCCTTATTTAGAATCAGTACAGTCAAGACAAGGACTATATGCATTTAGAGTACAAATGGATGAAGGTAATAATACACCAGATGTAATTGATAGAAACCAATTAGTAGGAGGTATTTATTTACAACCAACTAAGACAGCAGAATTTATAATTTTAGATTTTAACGTTCTTCCAACAGGAGCTACATTTGATGGAGGAGGAAGTTACTAAAAAAAGAAAAGTATTATATTTATAACGGAATAAAATAAAACAATAAGATGGCAATATTAAACACAAACGAAATGATGTTCACAGCATTTGAACCTAAGCTGCAAAATAGGTTTCTAATGTACATCGATGGGATTCCAGCGTTTATAGTAAAAAAAGTAGGAAGACCAAACATTCAATTTAATGATATAACTCTTGATCACATTAACGTGAAAAGAAAAATTAAAGGAAAAGCTGATTGGCAAGATATCACAGCTACTCTTTATGATCCAGTAACACCATCAGGTGCTCAAGCAGTAATGGAATGGGTTCGTTTGTCACACGAATCAGTTACAGGTAGAGATGGTTATTCTGATTTCTATAAAAAAGACATTAGATTTAACGCTTTAGGTCCTGTAGGTGATGTTGTTGAAGAATGGATTTGTAAAGGAGCTTATTGTAAACAAGCTAACTTTGGAGAAATGGATTGGGCATCTGACTCGCCTGCTGAAATTACAATTACTATTAGAATGGATTACGCCATCTTAAATTACTAATAGAATTAAATTTATATAAAGAAAAGCGCCTATTTTTGGCGCTTTTTTTATTTTACATATATGTATATCTGAACTAGTTTTAAATAAATAATAACGTTATGGAACAAACAACAAACAAATTTCAATATCCTACTGAAGAAGTAACATTACCTTCAAAAGGTTTATTGTACCCTAAAGATTCTCCAATAGCTAATGGAAAAATCGAAATGAAATATATGACCGCTAAAGAAGAGGACATATTAACTAACCAAAATTATATAGAAAACGGCACAGTAATTGATAAATTATTACAATCTCTTATTGTTACCAAATTTGATTATAATGAATTATTAATAGGAGATAAAAATGCAATATTAGTTGCTGCACGTATTTTAGGATATGGTGCTGAATATTCTTTTAAGTATAAAGGAGAAGAAATAATAATAGATCTTACAGATATAGATGATAAATTTCTAGATGAATCTTTAATACCTGATAGAATGAATAAATTTAATTTTACTTTACCTACATCTAAAAGAAAGATTACATTTAAACTTTTAACTCATGGTGATGAAATTTCTATCGCTAATGAACTTAAAGGACTAAAAAAGCTTAACAAAAAATCATCAGCAGAATTATCTACTAGAATGAAATATATAATTACTTCAGTAGATGGAGATTATGAACCTCAAACAATTAGAGAATTTGTAGATAAGGGATTATTAGCTAGAGATGCTAGAGCTCTAAGAAATTACATCTTAGAAATCCAACCAGATACTGATTTATCATATGAGTACGAAGAAAGCAATGGGGACTTCGTAACTATTCCAATTCCCATTGGTATTAACTTTTTTTGGCCTGACGTCGAAGTATAGGCAAGTCCTTTTTACCCAAATACATGATCTAGTGTACCATGGCGGCGGTGGATTTATACACTCAGAAATATATAACATGCCTATTTGGATGAGATTATTCCATATTCAGAAAATAAATGAACATGTTAAAATTCAAAATGAAAAAATGGAAAAAGCACAAGGAAGGTCACAAATGGGAGATGGTCAAATATCAAGACCTAACGTAAATCCTTCCTCAACATATAATTTTTAAAGCAAAGGTATCACAGATACCTTTTCTTTTTTTATATTTATAACCAACAATTAATATTATGGCTGATAAAGATCCAAATTTTAACGAAGATAGTTATAGAAATGTTAGCGCTGAGATTTCTCAGATGTTAGCTAATATAAATCAAATTAATAAAAAAGCTAGAGAACTTGGAAGAGAGTTTAATGAATCAGGACAAGATATTTTAGGAGTTAATGATAATTTCAATAAAACTAAAACAATATTAGAAAATATATCTAAAGTATCAGCAGAAACTTTAGGAACTCAAAAAGGAAGAAAAGACCTTGAAAAAAATCTATCTGAATTAAGTAAAAGTCAATATCAGTCTGAAACTAATATATTCATTTTAAAAGAAAAAATAAAACAAGCTGTAAAAGCAGGGAATGATCAACAAATAAAAGACCTAGCAGCAATATTAAATTTAGAACAAGCTAGATTAGGAATAATAGAAGAAACAGTTACAGCTACACAAAAAATATCAGATAAAACCAAAGAAATTAATAAAGCAACACAATTCTTTAAATCAGGAGAAGATTTCTTAAAAAAGATACCAGGGTTAGGAGAGTTTGCAGGAGCTTTTGGAGCAGCTGCTGAAACAATGGCCTTAGAAATGGCTAATGGAGCAACAAAAGCAGAAGCTATGGCTGCAGCTTTAGTAAAAATGAATGTTGTAATAGCTAAAATTATAGCTTTAGGTTTGACTAAATCTTTATTTAAAGCAGATCAGATGATGACTGATATAGCTAAAAATACTAATAACACGTTAATGTCAGCTTATCGTTATAAACAAGAAATGGCAGGAACAGCAGCATTAGCAAATGATTTAAGGGTAAATAGCCAAACTATTGCTAATGCAAGTGCAGCTCTAAACGATGAATTAGGAATATCATTGCAATATGATATGGATAGATTAGTTCCTTTAGCTAAAATACTTGACGCTAATGTATTAAACACAAAACAAGCAGCAGCTTATAACACTTTAGCTAATAGTAATAATATGACTGTAAAAGAAACCTTAAAGGCTTCTGAAGATGCAGTTAATGCTGTAAATACCGAAATGGGTACTAGAGTATCTTTAAAATCAGTATTAGAAGCAACAGCTAACACTACAGGTCAGATTAGAATGCAAATGGGAGGAAGTTCAGAAGCAATATCTGATGCAGTAACTAAAGCTAAATCTTTAGGTTTTGAATTAGAACAAGTAGCAGCTGCAGGACAACAATTACTTAATTTTGAACAATCAATTGAATCAGAATTAGAAGCAGAATTACTTACAGGTAAACAACTTAATTTAGAAAGAGCAAGATTAGCTGCTTTAACTGGTGATTATCAAACTCTAACTGAAGAAATAAATGAAAATGTAGGAGATTTTTCTGATTTTAGTAAAATGAATGTTTTACAACAACAAGCATTAGCTAAATCTGTAGGAATGACAGCAGATGAATTATCAAATGTCCTTTTTAAACAAGGAGATATGAAAGCTATGATGGATGAAGCTATAGCAAATGGTGATGAACAAACAATACAACAATTAGAACAACTTAGTAATCAAGAAAAATTCGCAAAAGCAGTAGAACAGGTCAAAATGGCATTCGTGGATTTAATGGGGATAATTAGTCCAATTACTTCTATAATAG